TGTGAAAGAACTTAATTCGTATAAAGCTAAAGATGCATTCCGAGATATCTCACAGGGAATGGTTGATACTGATGTTGAAAAATTTACTGAACTTGCAGAAGATGTTGATTACGATACTGATGAACAGTACCGTGAAAAACTAAATGTAATTAAGAATAGTTATTTCAAATCAGACAAGAAAGACAGTACAGATAATAAGCAAACAGCCGGTACTAATAATCCAGTTGCTGATGGAACAAGTGATCCCAAAATGGATAGTATCTTAAGTGCTATTTCAAATTTATCTAAATCATAAAATGGAATGATTGAGAATAAACTAATTAATTAATATTAAAGGAGTACAATAATGTATTTATCTGAAACTTTGAAGGAAAAATGGGCACCAGTAATGGAGCACAAAGACCTTCCTGAAATTAAAGATTCCTATAGACGGGATGTAACTTTACGACTACTTGAGAATCAAGCACAATTCCTTTCAGAAGCCGCACCAATTAACTCAGGTCAACATCCTGTGTCTGGTACTAACGTTGATGCTTGGGATCCTATTTTGATGTCTTTGGTTCGTCGAGCCATGCCACATCTGATTGCTTATGACGTCTGTGGTGTTCAGCCTATGTCTGGACCTACCGGATTGATTTTTGCAATGAAATCAGCTTATTCTACACAGGATGGAACTGAAGCGCTTCATGGCGAAGCCAACACAGCTTTCTCTGGTGATAACGATGGTACGCCTGCTCACGTTGCAATAGATGGCACCAACAACCCGTTTGAGGGAACTTGGACATCTGGTGAAGCAGTTGAAACGTCAGTCGCCGAAGCACAGGGTTCTTCTGGTGGAATTATTTTCCAAGAGATGGCATTCAGTATTGACAAAACTTCCGTAACTGCAAAGTCTCGTGCCCTCAAAGCCGAGTATTCAACGGAACTTGCTCAAGACTTGAAAGCTGTTCATGGTTTGGATGCAGAGACAGAATTGTCAAATATTCTTTCTACTGAAATTCTCCATGAAATTAACCGCGAGATTATTCGTAGAGTTTATAAAAATGCACGTTATGGTGCAGCTACGAATACGGCAACGCCTGGTCATTTTAACCTTGATGTTGACTCTAACGGCCGATGGTCAGTTGAGAAATTTAAAGGTTTGATGTATCAGATTGAACGCGATCGTAACGAAATTGGTTTTGACACCCGTCGAGGCCGAGGTAATTTTATGATCTGTTCTGCTGATATCGCTTCTGCATTGGCTATGGCTGGAATGCTCGAAACTGGACATCCAGTTGCTGGGGATTCTCATGCTAATACCTATGTTGGCACGTTCAACGGTATGAAAGTATTTGTTGATCCTTACTATGGCTCAACCGCTGGTCAATTTTATGTTGTTGGTTATAAGGGCACCAGTCCTTATGATGCAGGAATGTTTTATTGTCCTTACGTTCCGCTGCAGATGGTACGTGCAATGGGTGAGAACACTTTCCAACCGAAAATTGGTTTCAAGACTCGGTATGGAATTGTTGATAATCCATTCGTAACCGCCAACCAAGCTGGTACGACTACCAGTAATGGTAATCAGTACTACAGGAAAGTTAATGTTACTAACCTAATGTAATCTTAATTTTACTTAAATTAGAGGGGATGGGGATTTTTCCCTATCCCCTTTTTTTATGAAGTTTTTCCTTGTATTGCCTTTTTGAATATGGTAATATTATTATGTTAGAGTGGTTCGGAGGTTTATATATATTATAAATAATAATAAAAGGAATACTAATGGCTATACAAAACCAACCAGAAAATCTTAATCAATTAAATGTAATAAGCTTTCAAACAAACTTCCTTAGAATGCCTATGGTGGATTATTTCTGTCAAAGGGTATCTATACCCGGAATTACGTCTAGCAGTATTGTACAAACAACCCCATTTGCAGACGTTCCTATAGAAGGCGATCATTTAGTTTTTGAAGATTTGAGTGTAGATTTTATTGTTGATGAGGATTTAAAAAATTATATAGAAATATTTGATTGGTTAAAAGCGATAGGATTTCCTGATAATTTTGGGCAATATAACAGTCAGGAAGAAGAACTCAAATCTGATGTAAATATAGTCATACACACCAACAAATCTAATCCAAATTATGTGGTCAATTTTAAGGATATATTTCCAGTAGCCTTAGGTGCTATTAATTTTGACACTAACGCAACCTCCCTAGAGCCCATAGTTGTCAACGCTATATTCAGATATACGGGCGCATTTACTATCGAAAAAATCACTTAATATTCTTCCTTGTATTATCCTCAGTTATTTGTTATAATTATTATATGAATATGAATGAGCTGAAAGAGATGTGTCTTAAAGACACTAAAATTGACGGTGTTGATCTAGATGGATATTCTATTTCCATTCCAGAAATAGCTAACAAATATCACCAATTAAGACATGATGAGAAAAATTTATTGCGCTTTCTTCAAAGTCAATTTAAAGTTTTAAAACTTCAGAAGTGGAAATACTATTCAGGAAAGGCTGATCCTTCTGAATATGAAGCAAAACCATTTGATCTGAAAGTATTAAAAAATGATATGGATTTGTTTTTAGATAGTGATGAGGATCTTCTATTAGCTAAAAATAAAATAGATGAGCAAGAAGAAAAGATTAAGTTGATTGAGGACACAACTAGACTTATTCAGAACGCTTCTTTTAATATTAATAACGCTATCAAGTGGAAAAAATTTATGAGCGGGGATTTGACGTGATTGCAGTTGGTAAATTAAATGAAACTTTTTTACAATTGTCGTGTGATAAACATGTTGCATATGAATTAAATGAATATTTTTCTTTTTTAGTTCCTAATGCACAATTCCATCCAAAGGTCAAAGCTAGAATGTGGGATGGGAAGATACGTTTATTTAATATACAAACAGGACAATTATATTTTGGTCTGCTTCCCTATCTTAAAGAATGGGCAGAAAAACATTCGTACAAAATGCAGACAGATATTGTTGAGGCGAGACATTTAAAAGAAGGTGATATAAATAAGATTAAAGAATTTTTTGATTCGTTAAATTTACATTGTAAGGGTGAACCAATTACACCGAGAGATTATCAGATAGCATCTTTTTTACATTGTGTTAAATCGGATCGTACATTATTATTATCTCCAACATCATCTGGAAAAAGTTTAGTTATATACTCATTAATAAGATGGTATCAAAAATTTTTAGATGATGATAAGATGTTAATAGTTGTTCCTACTACTAATCTTGTTTCACAAATGTTCGGTGATTTTAAGGAGTATTCACAACAAGATAAAGATTGGAATGTTTATGATGAATGTCATAAAATATATTCTGGTAGAGAAAAGGATTCAAATCAACAGATATATATAAGTACATGGCAGAGCCTTTATAGGTTACCAAAAAAGTATTTTGAACAATTTTCTGTGATTGTAGGTGATGAAGCACATTTAGCTACAGCAACCTCATTAAAGAATATATTAGAAAGATCAACTGCTTGTAGGTACCGTTTTGGTACCACAGGAACATTAACAGATTCTAAGACACATAAATTAGTTCTTGAGGGATTATTTGGAAAAACATACACGGCTATTACATCGAAGGAATTGATGGATGATAAACATATTTCCAAATTAAATATACAATGTTTGCAATTGGAGTATCCTGAAGAAGAACGTAAGTTTATGAAGAGTGCATCATATGCTGAAGAGATAGCTTATATTGTAGCACATAAAAGACGAAATAATTTTTTATGTAATTTAGCTTTAGATCAAAAAGGTAATACATTAATACTTTTTAATTTTATTGAACTACATGGGAAAGTATTATTAAAGTTATTAAAGGAAAAAGATTCGAAAAGAAAAGTATATTTTATTGCTGGTGAAACTGATGTTGAACAAAGAGAGGCAATTAGGAAAGCAACAGAAGAAGAAAAGAACGCAATCATTGTTGCAAGTTCTGGTGTCTTATCAACAGGTGTCAATATCAGGAATTTACAAAGTTTAATATTTGCACATCCATTTAAAGCTAAAGTAAGAAATTTACAATCTATTGGTAGGGTGTTGAGGTTGGATGATAAAAATAATAAAGCTGTGTTATATGATATTATTGATGATCTACATTGGAAGAAGCGTGATAATTATGGTCTCAAGCATTGGAAGGAACGATTGAATATTTATTTAAAAGAAAAGTTCGATTACGAATATAATTTAATACCATTATAAGGATACATTAAAAATGGGTAAAACGTATCGCAAAGCACGATCAGAAAGACCGAATAAGATAAAACGTAGATGGAAAGAGTTCAGAGTGAAACGTAAAATTATAAAGGAGCGGGAGGAATATGAACAGACCTCGGAAATGTCCGAAATGTCAAACGAGAACTTGCATACAAGTAAGTGAAGGTTTTGCTGGTAAGGATTGGTATATAGATTATAAATGTACTACATGCGGATATTTTAAAGCAGTGAAATGTAACACATGTGCACCTGATCCACTATGGGTGACTGAATTTTCTGTTGCTTCGACAATTTATACACCAATAGGAATTGAGTTATGAAAATTAAAATTTACAGGGAAACTGATAATCCATTACCAGAGTATCAAAACAAGGGTGATGCTGGTATGGATATTAGATCAAATGAAGATAAGAAAGTTCGTGCTTTTAGTTGGGAAACAATTGGAACAGGTCTTTACATTATTATACCATTTGGTTATGAAGGTCAAATGCGTACGAGGTCTGGACTAGCTGCTAAGTATGGATTACAAGTTTTAAATTCACCGGGTACTATTGATTCTGGTTATCGTGATGAACTTAAAGTTATATTGATAAATCATAATCATTGGGCATATGACGTAAAGAAGGGTGATCGTATTGCACAGTTGGTTATTAGTCCCATGACTCAAGCAAAACTTGAAGAAGTGTATGAGTTAGATAAAGATGATGATCGAGGAGGAGGTCTTGGTTCAACGGGAGTTAAATAATGTTTTTTATTGAAGATAATAATTTTTTAACAGATGAGCATAAGCAAGTTATAGAAGCGGTTCAAAGGGCAGATGGAATCCCATATTTTTATCAGCAGAGTTTTGAACCTATGTTTTATAAACCTTTTACACATACATTATTATGTCATGTATTAATATATAGACCAGAGCAACAAGCGGAAGCACGTACGAAAAACTATTATAATTCTGACTATGCTAAAATTTTTGAAGATATGTTATTTACTTTTTGTAATAAGAATCAAATAATATGTAATGAAGTTATTAGAGGAGCAATAAATTTAACTTATAATAATGGTCAAGAGAAATGCTTTCCCCATGTAGATCATCCAGAGTATCATAAACAATTAATGATTTATTTAAATGATCCTCTAGATAAGGAAAGTCATACAGTAATTATGGATAAGGATACACCACTTGGCAAATATGGTAGTGATGGTATTTTATTTCCAGATGAGGAGAAACATCAATTGAAAAGAATAGTTCCAGAAAAATATAAAGGGGTTTGTTTTGAGAACCTTCCCCATTATCAACATTATCCTAAATTTGGTGATCGCATTGTATGCGTTTTTACTTTTAAATAATCGAAAATGTCTAATCCAAAACACTACGTTGATAACGAAAAGTTCTTTAAAGAAATGAAAAAATGGAAACAGGCTGTCATTGATGCTAGAGAGGTTGATGAACCAGATCCCCCTAGTACAGAATATATGGGTGAATGTTTTTTAAAGATATCTGAAAATTTAGCTTGGCGTCCCAACTTTATTAACTATACTTTTCGAGATGACCTAGTGAGTGATGGTATAGAGAATTGTTTACTCTATGCACATAATTTTTCTCCTGAGAAATCTAAAAATCCTTTTTCTTATTTTACTCAAATCATCCACCATGCTTATGTTAGACGGATTACAAAAGAAAAGAAACAAATGCATTTAAAATATCTTCATGTAGAACGTTCTGGTATAATGGAACAGATTGATGTAAGTATCGAAGATAATAAAAGAGTTACAAGACGGTATGTAGAATATTTAAAAACGCATGAGAAGTATGCTGAGAATCCTCAACCAAAGAAACCAAAAAAAAGATCTAAACTTGAACACTTCATGAAATGAAATTTTTATATCCGTTAGCAAAAAGATTTATTGCTGGACATAATTTTGAGTCTGCTATACCTGTAATCTCTAAGTTGATATGGGATGGTTATGATATAACAATTGATTATCTTGGTGAATTAAGTAAGACTGAAGAAGATTGTCAAAAGGCATGGCAACAGTATGTTGATATTATAGAATATTATGGAACACTTCATATCCCTATTGACATATCAATTAAACCAACTCAATTAGGTTTATTGTTAGATAAAACAGACTGTCATGTTCGTTTGATTGATTTGGTTGCTAAGGCATATGAGCATGGTTTAACTATTCGTTTGGATATGGAGGGTTCGGCCGTAACACAAGACACAATTGATTTATGCTTAAAATTACATAAAGACTATCCCAATATTGGGATTGCTCTTCAGGCGAATCTTTATAGGACAGAACAAGATTTAACTTATATGATGGAAAAGGGTGTGTCGGTTAGATTGGTAAAGGGCGCATATAAAGAAGATATTGATATAGCATATCAGAGAAAAGATTTATTATATGATATATTTTTGAAACAAGCTTTGCGGTTGGTAACAGATAGATGTCGAACTTATTATCATTATAAGAATGATACATCACCGATACCATCTATAGGAACACATGATGAACCGTTAATAGATGATATCCTTGGTTATTTAAATCGATTTAATATAGCTAAAGATGATTTGTTTATTGAAATGTTATACGGGATACGACGCGATTTAAGTTCTTCCTTGAAAAAACAAGGATATTGTGTTAGACTATATGTACCATTCGGTGAAGATTGGTTACCATATACTTTACGGAGATTAAGAGAGTTTAAAAATTTAAAATTTGTTTTTACTAATATTATAAAGGAATTCTTTAGTGGCCACTGATTATAACATAATGGCTATGGAAGAATGTCCAAGATGTAAAGAGCATGAACCAGATCATGCATTTACAAATTGTAGTTATGATGTAGAACATATAGATGGTATAGCAACACAAACGTTTGAATGTACTAGATGTCACTTTAAATGGACAAGGAAATATTATCATGAAGATAGCCCTGATAACTGATCAACACTTCGGAGGAAAACAGGATAGTCAATCATTTAGCGATTATCTTGAAAGATTTTACGCCAACCAATTTTTTCCATACTTAGAAGAAAATCATATTCATACAGTAATAGATTTGGGTGATACCTTTGATCGCCGAAAGTATGTAAATTTCCATACACTGCATCAGGTAAGACGATTTTATTTTGATGTTATGAGAGAAAATCATATCCAACTACATTCTATTGTTGGTAATCATTCTACTTATTATCGAAACACAAATGATGTTAATAGTTCTGATTTATTATATGGATATTATGATAATGTGTATACATATGCATCCCCTACTCCAATATCTATTGATGGTACAATTATTGATTTGATTCCTTGGATTAATTCTGGAAATTATGATGAGGTGATGTATTTTATTAAAAATTCGAAAGCACAAGTTATGCTTGGCCATTTAGAGATTGATGGATTTGCTATGTATAAAGGATATGTAGCTAATTCAGGACTTCCTAAAAAGTTATTTAATAGGTATGAGATAGTATGTTCGGGACATTACCATCATAAGTCTAGTAAGGATAATATACATTATCTTGGTGCTCCATATGAAATTACTTGGAATGATTATGATGATCCTAGAGGTTTTCATATATTTGATACTGAAACAAGAGAATTGGAATTTATTCGTAATAAGTATCGATTATTTGAAAAGATTTATTATGATGATAGTGGTAATGTTGATTATAAAAAACTAGATACAAGTTATTATAAAAATAAAATTATAAAATTAATAGTAGAAGAAAAAACTAATTTAGCTAATTTTGAAGATTTTGTTGATCGGTTATATAAATGTGATTTAATTGATTTAACTATACTTGAAGATTTATCAGAATATTCTATGAGGTATGCGGAGGAAACTCAAGAAGATTTAGAAGTAGGAAATACCTCTACTTTTCTCAATGAATATGTGGATAGTATGCCGGATGATAATGTTAAGAAAAATGAGCGAACTAAAGTTAAGAAATTATTGCAAGTTATATATGATGAGGCTTTAAATATAGATGATTAAATTAAAGACGGTAAGGTTTAAGAATTTCTTAGCGACTGGTAATAGATTTTTAGAAGTAGAGTTAGATAAAGAACCAATGATGTTAATCGTTGGTAAGAATGGTGCTGGTAAATCTACTTTGATTGATGCTATTACTTTTTCTTTGTTTGGGAAACCATTCAAGAAGATTAATAAAGGGCAGTTGTTGAATACTGTCAATGAAAAAGAATTGTTAACAGAAATTGAATTTTCTGTTGGTAAAGCGGAATGGAAAGTTCGCAGAGGTATTAAACCCGCTATATTTGAAATATATCATAATGGAAAAATAATAAATCAAGACGCAAGATCGACTGATTATCAAAAATATTTAGAAGAGAATATTCTTAAATTAAATTTTAAGACATTTACACAAATTGTAGTATTGGGTTCTGCATCATTTGTTCCTTTTATGCAATTAACAGCTAATGATCGTAGAATTATTATTGAGGATATATTGGATATTGGTATATTTTCAGTTATGAAGAATTTACTTAAAGAAAGAATAAATTCTTTGAAAGAAGAGATTACTGAGTTAGAATATAATATTAAATTATTGAAAGAGAAGATTAGCTTATATGAAAAACATATAGAGGAATTGAAAGCTAAGTCCTCTAAGAAAAGAGAAGATAATAATGATAAAATTAAAGAACTGAGAAGAGTTATTGAAGCAATACAAGTTGAAATCTCGGTACATCACGAAAAGGCAGGCGAACTTCGTATGGAGATTAATGATCAAACTGATATTATAAAAAAGCATAAAGATTTGGATAGCTATAAAATACAGATTGATAAAAACTTAAAGAAGTTAAATAAAGAAAATAAGTTTTTTGAAGATAATGAGAATTGCCCTACTTGTGAACAAGATATTGATGAAATATTTAAAAAGGATAAATTACAACAAATATCCGCTAATATTAATGACATGAATGAGGGTGTAAGTAAACTAAACATGGAAGTGGATAAAGTAATGGATCGTTTAGATGAAATTGCAATTTGTAGTGATAAGATACAAGATCAAGAAAGACTTATTACAAGAAGGCATAGTGATATACAATCACATCAAACATTAGTTAGTAGACTTCAGGAGGAGATATCAGAAGCTAATTTTCATATAGATGATGATAAAAAAAGAATAATGGAAAATGAATTGGATGAAAATAAAAAATCCAGATTACGATATGTAGAACAAAGAAGATATTATGACATATTAAATACTATATTAAATGATAAGGGAATTAAGACAAGAGTAATACGAAAGTATCTTCCCGTTATTAATAAGCATGTAAATAATTATCTCAAGGATATGGATTTCTTTGTGAATTTTCAATTAGATGAAAATTTTAATGAAACTATTAAAAGTAGACATCGAGATGATTTTTCATATTATTCCTTTTCAGAGGGAGAGAAGAAACGAATTGATATATCTTTGTTATTGACATGGAGAGATATTGCATCCATGAGAAATAGTGTTAATGTTAATTTATTAATTCTTGATGAAATATTTGATGCTAGTTTGGATCAAGCTGGTGTGGATGATCTAATGAAATTATTTAATATATTAAAAGGAACAAATTTGTTTGTTATATCACATAAGTTAGATATACTTGATGATAAGTTTCCATCTAAGATTACAGTAGAGAAAGTTAATAATTTTACACAATTAGTACAAGAATGATTATAAAATTTAAAAGCGCGAAGCCATATCATAAATTTAATCCGTGGTATGAATATGATATATGGGAAGGTCAAATTAATGTAGAAGGATTGGCAAATACGATTTTAGAAATAGAAAAATCAATTTTAGATGAAACGGAGAAATCAAGAGCATATGATGGAGACACCGGTTTAGGTAAAGATAGTTTAACTAGCAGATTTGCACAATTTAATTTATTTCAAATAGAAGAAACTAAATTTTTAGGTGAGATTGTAAAGAATGAGGTTCAATTATATACAAAGGATAATTCTATATTATATGGTCAATGCTGGGCTAATGTTATGAGGAAAGGCGAAGCAATAGGTACACATTCACATGCTATAGGTATGCACGCTTATTTAAGTGGAAATATTGCTGTTCAAACTATTGAAACATCGACATACTATTTAACTCCTTATTTTGAAGAAATTTATGAATCAAAAAATAAGGATGGTAAGATAACATTATTTCCTAGTTGGGTAAAACATTATACAGATGCTGCTCTAAATGATATAGAAAGAATTACAATTGGTTTTGATTTGGTTAATTCTGAAGGTTATGAAAAGGGTATTAATGACATGAAAAAAGATCATTGGGAAAAATTGCAATGAAACAAAGTAAATTGCAAAGTTTTATTGAGTCTGTTGTTACAGTCGGTTCTGGATTCTTTGTAGCCCTTGCTGTGCAGTTATTAATTTTCCCCTTATATAATATAGATATTACTTTATTTCAGAATATTCAGATAGTAATGATATTAACTGTTACATCTGTTATTAGAATATATATTGTTCGAAGATGTTTTAATAGGATTAAATAATGCCGTTATATACTTATAGATGTACGCAGTGCGGTTATATAGATGAATTTATAATAGATGTTAAGAAGAGAGATAAAAAATTTCCTTGTGAACAAGACCAGTGTACCGGTGTAATGGGAAGAGACGGAACCGATATATCATCATTTAAATTAAAGGGTGATTGTTGGTATAAAGATGGATATAGTAAAAAACCGAAACCTAAGAAGAAAGAGGAGAAGAAAGAGGAGAAGAAAAAAGAATGAAGAAATTTATAATTGCTGGTATTTTCTTATTTTTTGGTTTGATGTTTGTATTGGATCCATTTAAGTGGTGGCCAATAGAGGGTCTTGTTGGTAAGGGAAGACCACCCTGTACGGCGGAGGATACTCGTCCTACATGTACAGGAAAAATTAAATTTTTTTAATGAACCTTGCCAAATGCGATTTGCGATCTTATAATATATATAGACGGTAGAAAACTGCCGATAACCTTAATTGAAGGAGAATAGAATGAACTTAATTAAACATAATAACCTTTTTGATGATATTTTTCCAGCTTGGACAAATTGGGATCGTTTTGATAATTATCTTATGAATAATGATCCATGGACAACTAGCGTATCACATCGTCCACATAATAAGTATCGTTGGAATGAAACCGATGAAGCTTATACTTTGGATATTGTTATGCCGGGTATGACCAAGAAGGATATTGATCTTACATTTAAAGAGGGAACACTTACTATTAAATGTAAGAAGGAAGTATCTGATAATGATTCACAATTTTATGGTGTAAAAACCGATCAGACTTTCAATAACTTTCCACGCGCCGTTAATGCGGATAAAGTATCTGCTGAGATGGAAAATGGTGTTTTGGCGATTACTTTGCCGAAGAGGGTGTCGGATAAGCCAAAAATCATAGATATTAAGTAAATAAGTCCTTTAAATATAAGGGGTTATATGCTTTAAAATATAACCCCTTATAAACAAAGGCGTTACAAAGTATTTTCACTTATTGTTTGTTTTCAATGGGTTACAATGGCGCTTTTTCCTTGACATTCCTTTCCAATTGCTTTAAAATGGTAGTATATTTAATGATTAATTGAGAAGGACAATTGGAATGATGAAGATTGAATCAAAAGAAAAGCTAGCAAAATTGTTAGCAGTCGAAGATTTGGATGTTCAACATAGACAAGTTAAAACGGCTATGTTTGATGTTCAGAATCGATGTATCATCTTACCTGTTTGGAAAGATATGCCTAATCATTTATATGACTTACTTTTAGGTCATGAGGTTGGACATGCTCTTTTCACCCCTACTAATCCCGATCGTCTCAAGAAGATTAATAAAGAAACCTCCAAAGATTGCGTCAATGTAATTGAAGATGCTAGAATTGAAAAACTCGTTAAAAACAAATATCCGGGTTTGAGAAAACAATTCTATCGTGGATATGATCATTTAAATAAAAACGACTTTTTTGGTGTGAAAGACAAGATTGTAAATGAGCTGCCTTTTTTGGATCGTATTAATTTGCGTTTTAAACTTAATCAGGCGGTTTCTGTTTCTTTTAATGATGACGAACAGAAAATGGTTGATAAGGTAGCGGATGTAAAAACATTCGCCGATGTTGAAGCCGTAGCAAAAGAAATTCACCAATATATAAAGGATAACGAATTATTTGAGCAGGGTACTCCGACTGACCAACCTCCCACGGAATATAATGATGATGATTTCCCTCAGTCAGGTGAAGAAGGAGAATCTGCCGAACTTCAAGAAGGTGAAGATGAAGAAGAATCAGAAGATGAAATAGATGGTGAAGAAGAAGGCGAAGAAGATGAAGATGGTGAAGATGATGGTGATTGGGAAGAAAAACCCAAAACTGAAGAAGAAGAGTTGGATGATGCTTTTAATAAGATAAAAGATGAAGATGATGAAGTTCTCATTGATGAAAAAATGTCTGACGAGCCTCCAGAGCCAAATGATGATGATGATCCTGTTCGTGCTGAGACCCAACGAAATTTTGCAGAACGTATAGAGTCATTTGCACATGTGGATCATAAAGTACATTATATCACAGTACCGGATAATGTTAATTGGAAAAGTGCGATTGTTGATTATAAGGAAGTACATCGAAACATTAACGAGTTTTATGATTCTAAGGATCATATATTTTGGAAAACTGGTGGTACTTATTATAATGATGCGTCACATAAGGATCTCAGAGACCGCGTTTATGGTTATGCAAGGGAAACCTTAGAGGCAATTAAAAAGGAATCCGGCAAGAATGTAAATCATATTGCTATGGAATTTGAGAGGAAGAAAGCAGCTGATGTATATAAAAGAACATTGGTGACCAAAACTGGTATTTTAGATACCAATAAAATGTTTTCTGCGTCATATAATGATGATGTATTTAAAAAGAACGTTCGTGTTGCTGATGGCAAAAATCATGGTTTAGTGATGTTTGTTGATTGGTCTGGTTCGATGTCTGAAAATTTATATGGAACCATTCGACAGTTAATTGAGTTGTCTATGTTTTGTCAAAAAGTAAACATTCCTTTTGAAGTATACAGTTTTACAGAACGAAGTGTTTATAATGTAGATGGTGATAAGGTTAGAAAGAAAGAACCAATCTTTAAATGTAAGCATGGCGATTTATCAGTTGATAGGCATGTTGGATTGAGAAATTTTCTTTCTAGCAGAATGTCAAAGGTTGAATTTAATAACGCATTGCGTAATCTTTGTATTTTAGCAAATCGTTATAACTATACACGGGGTGGTTCTTATGGAAGTTATAACCATAATTATCCAGTTCCACAAGAGGAAGAATTACACGGAACACCGTTGAATGGTGCTATCTTATTATCAGAGCATATTATTCGAGATTTTACGAAACGAAATAATCTGCAAAATGTTAATGCAGTATGGTTAACTGATGGTGAAGCAAATGGTAGTACTTATGAATGGGATGCGAAAAAAATGGAAGGTACATATATTCGCCGTCAATACGATACATTGTATTTGCAGGATAAGAAAACGAAGAAGAACCATATAATAGGAAAGAGTGGTGGACAGCATGGTCTTACCCCTTCACTTTTCGATGTGGTTAAATCAAGACTGGATATCAATATTGTCGGTTTTTATATTATTCCAAGATTTACTCCAAACGCATTATGGAGATTTTCTCCTAGAGATTATAATAAGAATCATCCGGCTGGTAAAGAGAAATTTAGAAATTGGATTTCTGAAGCAAAGAAAGCTGGTTTCTTTATAAAGACGGAATCAGGATATGATGAATATTATGTTATTCAAGCATTGAACAAGAATCAGGCGATTGGTGAAATCGACGAAAAGATGACCACTCGTAAGATGTCTACCCTCTTTTCTAGACAAAATAGCCAGTTTAAATCAACGAGGGTTATCCTGTCTAGATTCGTGGATCTAATTACGGCTTAATATACAGCGATTTAATGCGATATTTACCTCAATACATAGTAGGATATGGGTCAAATAACATCGCCTTATATCGCCGTTAAACGAGCCAATAAAACCTTTAAATATAAGGAGTTACATTTATTTTCACTTATTGTTTGTTTTCAATGGGTTACAATGGCGCTTTTTCCTTGACAAACCCGTGAAAATTTGTTATAATATATATAAGAATTGAATATTAACTGATAGGAGTTACATACATTATGAAGAAGCTTGATATGAATTCAACTTCAACTCGCAGAGCTTTCAAAGCAGAAATTGATAAGCTCTATGGTGTTGGAGCATTCACATTGGAACAAGCCAAAAGTGCGCTCGTTTCATGTGGTGAGGATTTAAAAAGTAAATGGCCTGCCATTTATAAAATCGTCTTGAAAAGACATTGTGAAGTTGAACCGGGTCTATTTTCATTTGCTGGGAATGCTACAGTTAGCATTGAAGCAAGTAAAGTGGAAGAGAAGCAAAAAACTCTCGAATCTGATTGGGAAGTTTTATCTGAAGCTCCGGTGAAACCGAAAGTAGTTGCTAATGCGGCTCCTTTTATTATTAACCTCATTCCTAAAAGAGATCCTCAATATGTATCTTGGGGACATTTTAAAGACATTAAGACCGTTTTAGAGAAGCGAATATTTTATCCGCTGTTTGTTACTGGTCTTTCTGGTAACGGCAAGACCTCCATGATTCGGGAAGTTTGTGCTAAACTTAAACGTGACTTCGTTCGTGTTAACATTACTGTTGAGACGGATGAGGATGACTTGCTTGGTGGTTTCCGATTAGTTAACGGTGAAACGGTTTGGCAGGATGGTCCTATCATCGTCGCTATGCGAACCGGTGCTGTTGCACTTATTGATGAAATTGACTTAGCATCACATAAGATTATGTGCTTACAACCGATCATGGAAGGTCAGCCAATTTATTTGAAGAAGATTAATGAAGTGGTTTATCCGAAGCCCGGTTTTAATATTGTGGCAACGGCTAATACAAAAGGTAAGGGTTCTGAAGATGGACGTTTCATGGGAACCAATATCTTGAATGAAGCATTTCTTGATCGTTTTTCAGCTACCTTTTATCAAGAATATCCTTCAGCTGCTTATGAAGCTAAAATACTTAAGAAGCAATTTTCCGTTCATGATATTCAGGAAGATGACTTTGTAGATAAGTTAGTTAAATGGGCGGATGTAATTCGACAATCTTATAAAGAAGGTGCTGTTGATGAAATTATCACCACCCGAAGGTTGATTGATATTACGAAATCATTTGTCATCTTTGGTGATAAAATGAAATCTGTAGTGATGTGTCTTGAACGTTTTGACACAGAGACAAAAGAATCCTTTTCGGATTTATATACAAAGGTTGATGCGGGTGTATCATTAGAGGGTGATGTAGAATCGGATGATACAGAAGATGCAAAGCCAATTGAGAATAAAGACGATCAGGTACCGTTCTAATGCGTTACATATTATTTCTATTATTATTCATGACCGGAATAGCAGATGCTGTTGAGAAACAGGACTGCGAGGTCATGGATAAAAAAGAATTTGCTATAGCATTGGGATGGAAGTTTGGTGGATGGGGTTTTGGAGTTGGACCTGAAATCGCATTCAAAGATTCACGGGGTGTTGATTGGAGCGGAAGTGTGCAGTATATGGTTGCTGAATATCAAGAACTCTGTTCTAGATATAATACAGGTCGAATTTCTCAAGCACAATATGATAGAGAGATTCAAAATATTATTGAAAGAAGTAGGCGGTATGAAATGGAAATTGCAGAGTATTTCCGAAAGAAGAAAGCAGTTATTTTTAATCAGATGGAGAGGGCAGTAAGATGAAAAATTTTATTATGATTACAATTCTGATATTGATGGGAACGGCTTGTGCCGGTATTCCAACAATGCCAGAACCACCAAAAGCTTTGGTGGAATATGATCCTCCAAAATGGGTTCTTTTAGGTGGCGGCGCATGGTCGGATTCTAAAGGTAAAGCATTTTATGGTGTGGGATCTGCTACCGGTATTAAAAACTATTCGCTACAGAGAACTATTGCAGATGATAGAGCAAGGGGTGATCTTGGAAAAGTTTTTGAAGTTTATATGACTTCTTTAACAAAAGATTATCAAGCACATACTACAATGGGTGGCTTTGGTGCTTCTAACGAAGAACAAAATGCAGAGGTAGCATTGCAGGTTGTAGTTCATCAAACACTTCGTGGTGTAGTGATTGTGGATCATTTTGAGATCCCCGCTCGCCAAGAGTTTCTTTCTTTAGCTCGTTTAGATTACGATGCTTTTAAGCGAAATGTTGAGAATAATAAAGAGTTCCAACAGCTCCCTCAAAAGATACGTGATGATATTAAAGAAAGAGCTGATAAGCTTCATGTGGAAATGCAAGATGAAGCAAATCGATTAAATCAGAATCGTGGTTTCTTTGCTGAGGATGAATAGTATGAAAGAGCTATTTACATTTATTTTGGTGGTTATGTTTTGGTTTACATTTATTTTCTTAATCAATACATCAATCGCAAATGCAGATGCTCCTGACTGGGTACTTGGAAAAGGACATAAGAGTTTTCCTGATTCTAAGTACTTAGTTGGTGTTGGACTTTCTGATAAGAGTCCTATTACCGCATCAGAATCTGCGCGAGCAGAATTAATTAAGTCTATTAGAGTTAAAGTTAATTCTGTTGCGTTGGATTATAATAGTCGGGACAAATCTGTTTCTGAATCTTCTATTATGTCAGAAACAGATTTCCTTCTTGAGGGTTCACAAGTAAAAGATGGATGGTATGATTCTAGAAATAATTTATACTATTCATTTGTTGTTATTGAAAGGAAGCTTGTTCTTGAAACCTTAAAAGCAATCATTGATAATATACTACAAAGTGTTGCATTAATGTTACGTCAAGGAGATGCATTTTATGTTAATGGTGATATTATAAAAGCGTTAGTATATTATTATGATGGTTATAAAGAAAGTGAGAAACTTCTTCCTTGTATTCAGACCTATAATAGTGTTATAATGGTTAATGAATATAAAAATGAGTATGGTATTTTATTTAGAGAGAAGATTCTAAATATTGTAGATAATATTTATCTTGAGAAAGTAAATAAGACATTAACTGTATCTAAGATATATTTAAATGTTCGTGCTATGTATAATGGGAGAGGTATAAAGAACTTTCCAATTAAATTTTCTAGCGGGTACAATCGTTATAGTGAAAGAATACTTTGTAATAGAGTAGGTGAGTGTGTGGTGAATCCAAGAATAACAAAAGTGGCTCATGTAGATGATGCTGATATTTCTATAAAAGCTGTTGTTGATTTACAGACTTTTGAAAGACATTTTAATCATTCTTTAAAAAAGAATTTATTTGGACGATTAGAATTACTTAGCGTTTCTTTTAACGCAAGAAAAAGAATTAATAAATCTGTTGCCTCACAACCGATACAACCAAAAAGAACCTTCCAACAACCAGTAAAGTTCAGAACATTTTATAAGAATGATATAGGTCTAGGTCCTTTGCGTAGACCATTTTTTATAGATAGATGGAAAGCAAGACAAAGAGGTTATCATGGTAATGTTAATATAAGAATAGGATGGTAATATGCCTCGCGAGATGTTAAAGTTAAGAAAAGGTGATGTTGCATTAAAAATTAGAAGTGACGGATCAGTTGAACTAGCAGGTGTTGGTGATAAGCCAATGATGGATTCTAAAGGAAACATTAATCCTGTTATTTTATTTTCTGCAGCTTGGGCAAAGAAAGATCCGGATCTGATGCATAATTTGATTGTAAATTTTCAGAATTGTGTTCGTGAAGGATACTTTGGTGAAGAAGCAAAGAATGATTTTACTAAAATGGAAGCAGCTGCAAAAGCGGCTATTGATAAAGATAAGACGGTAGGCAAAGCAAAAATTGAAGAACCAGTTTTAGATCCTGATACAAAACCTTCACTTGGTAATGAATTTGAAACTCATTCTGATGCAGCCTCTGGAGCAGTTACATTTGAACAACCAAAACCATATGATAAGGATGACATGTTGAAAGGGAGAGATTCATGAAATTAAGTTCGGCAACACTTGAGGTTTTAAAAAACTTTTCTAATATTAACCAATCTATTGCAGTCACAATAGGCAGTAAACTTAAAACAGTTAATTCTTTAAAGAATATTCTTGCGCACGCCAAAGTCGAAGAAGATTTTCCAAAAGGATTTGCTATTTATGATTTAACTAAATTTTTAGGTCTGTTATCTACAATGGATGATCCTGATTTGTCTTTCAATGATAATGACGTTACCATTTCCTCCGGTACAACAAAATGTGATTATCGTTATGCAGATATAGATTATATTGTAAAACCAGAAAAAGATATTGATATGCCCGAGTGTGAAATTCAGTTTACACTTAAAAAGGATGTCTTTACCAGCATGGAAAATTCAGCAACTGTTCTTCAGTTAAATGATATTTATTTTAAAGGTTGTGAAAAGTCTGGTAAGATTATTATGGGCGCAACAAATAAAAAGAATGATTCGGAACATGGACTTTCAATGGAAGTTGGGGAAGGTGTTACGAATAAATTTAATGTTGTTTTGAAGAAAGAGAATCTTAAAATCATTCCGGGTGATTATAATGTTGCTATATCCTCTAAGGGTATTTCGCATTTTAAACATACTGAGTTGGAGTTGGAATATTGGATTGCATTGGAACCTACTAGTGATTATGAGTGATTGGGAAAAATTGAGAGATTGTGTTCTTGGTTTAGGATCAATTATAGCTTTAATCTTTTTTATGGGATGGGTGGGTAGATTATGAAAGATAAATTTGGTAGGGAATGGGAAATGGTGACATTAACAGATAAGAAGAAGAAGAAAAAGAAACATAAGAATAAAATTTTATATCCAACGGATAAAAGTATGGAAGAAGAAATGACAGAGATGTTTGAAGATGATAGACCTAAAAGTATGGAGTGATTATGAATAATACATTATGGGTAGAAAAGTATAGACCAGATAAGATTGCAAATTGTATTTTACCAAATCAACTTAAAACTATGTTTCAGAGTATTGTTGATTCGAAAGAGGTGCCGAACCTTCTTCTCACCGGATGTCCCGGGATTGGAAAGACTACGGTAGCAAAGGCATTATGCAATCAATTGGATTGTGATTGGTTGATGATAAACGGAAGTGATGAAGGTCGTATGATTGATACCTTGAGAACAACCGTTGTGAATTATGCCAGCACTGTAAGTCTCTCCGGTGGGAAGAAGGTCATTATTATTGATGAGGCTGATTACATGAATAAAGATTCTGTGCAACCAGCATTGAGGGGAGTCATAGAAGAATTTTCAAAGAATTGTCGCTTTATATTTACTTGTAATTTTAAGAATCGAATTATACCAGCATTACATTCTCGATGTTCAGTTGTTGATTTTATCATTAGCAAAGATGATAAACCGCCTCTTGGTATGGAGATGTTGGTAAATGTTAAACGAATATTAACCGAAGAGGGAGTAAAATACGAAGAAAGTGTTTTAGTAGAATTGATTATGAAACATTTTCCAGATTTTCGTAGAGTGATTAATGAGTTACAAAAGTATTCTTTAAATGGTATTATTGATGATGGTATTCTTAAACAATCATCTGATGAAAACTTTAATGAATTATTTGTAGCTTTGAAAGGAAAAGATTTTTCCAGTATGAGGAAATGGGTAGCACAAAATATTGATAATGATCATGTGAGATTGTATCGTCAAATTTATGATAATTTAAATGTAAAATTTGAAAAGCAAAGTATTCCACAAGCAGTATTAACAATTGCTGATTATTCTTATAAGTCGGCCTTTGTAGCAGATCAAGAAGTCAATATGGTAGCTTGTTTAACTGAGATAATGATGGAATGT